CGGTGCACCCATTGGACACGGAAGTGTCCACGACCCTATACAAGGAGGTGTTACCCACCAAGCATAAGACCGTTCACGGCGGTGACTACACGGGACGGATTCGACGCCGTAGCGTGTAGCGCAGACGGCCAGTCCTACGTTGGCCAACAACTTGTACGTCGTCGCCGGCAAGTAGGTCCCAGTGACCATACTTGGCGAGAGCGACGACCGCTGTGCGAGACCACTTCGGGTCGACACACCGCTTTGTTGCGGTGTGCACGAGATCCGAAATGCGCACAGATCGATCGCGCCGGACGTTAGTCGACTGATAGTCGACATAATCGGAGCCGGCCCGACCAACCCGTGCGTCGCAGGACCACAAGCGCTCCACAGACCTTTGGATCAACCGATCAAAGGTAGTGCGGGCGTATGGTTGTCCAACGGGGAAACAATGTTCTCCGTCGAACACCATGAGGTCCATAAACAACGCTAGCCGAGAACCGACACGGACGCGCTTCTCCGAAAAATATCGGAGAAGTTGGCGCCGGCATCGGAAATACCCGGCCATGTACAGGCTGTTCGCGAGATCGGATACCAACCCGATCCACTCCGGCGACACCACCTCCTGGCAAAGGAGATGGCTCCTCGGGTGCTTCACGGTTGTGATTAAAGCACCATGCGAATATTCCACTCCACAGGACTCGCGGTAAGAGCCAGAAGAGAAACTCTTCGACTCATTCACCACGAATCCCAAGGAAGTGAGGATATCCACAACGAGATGGTAAATCTCCGAGGGACATATTATGTCGTCGCCGTAGACGGAGCATCCTGAAAGATGCCCGCGACTGGCCCGGCCGTAGTGAATCCTATGCGCAAGTTCGACGATAGATGCGAAAACGAAGCATTCTATCGGAAAACACAGCGCACTGCCCATAGGCGCGAACTTCGACATGCGCACAACGCGACCATCCAAGACGGTCGACGTCGAGCGCGTGCCAAAGAGGTACCGAGCGATCGGTAATCCCTTCGTAAGTTCGCGAATCAGGGACCAGGAAACACTATCCGATGCGTCTGACAAGTCAATAGTCGCTAACCCACGATCAACGGCCCACGCACATAACTCGCGATTCCTCTCTTGCGAGAAGATATTCACGAGCATGTTAAGTGGATGCCGGAAATCGTGAGTAAACGCTACCAACTGTGCGGCGACGCCCTGTTGGAGATATTGCAACCAGGCAGGTTCCATACAAATTGTACGGTCCTTGCCTGCTTGCTTTGGCACGAAGACGACCTTGGAACACCGAAGCGGTGCCCCGAGATCAAGATCGTGTATATGCTCCAAAGATGCATCCCGCATGCAGACGTGTCCGACTGGATCGATACTGAGCGACCGCCATTTATCATGGCGAATTCGTCCAGCATCGGCAGTCGAACCGGAACCGTGTCTTGCGAGAAAGGGACGAGTGATCCGGAAAGATCCGAACCATTCAACCCATATATCTCGCAACATGGGCACCCACTCAATCGAACCGAAGTCCAATCGAGAAATCCGCCTATCGCTAGCGTAGTATGCGTCCACACTTTCGTGTTCAGGACGAATACACACTGGCAAACGCTTAAGCCACCCTAGAAAGGTAGCTACGGCGTTAAACTCGGCGGACGGGTGAACTATGAGGCTGCCCGGTATAGCGCACTCAACAGCGCTACAAAGGCCCCTCACCCATCGACGCCTTTCACCCTTAGAAGGGTTAGCGTCCCAGGAACCGCTGGACACAAGTCCAGAGCGAACTAGGGAACACGCGTCGATAAAGCCCAACAAGTCGCCAGAACCACAGACGTTGTTCAACAAACGCCTGAAGGAACCAACGACATGCTGAGAACACGGCCGACCCTGCATCAGCAATTCGAAACCTAGCCCGAACGAGAAAGCGAACGACTCGACCTCGCTTGGTAAGCGAGATAGAGAAGTCGCAACCCTCATCAGGCCGGGCTTCGGACGCTGAACCCGAGAGCACAGAGCGCTCCCAGGATTTGGGGGGAGACCCCCCTCTTTTCCGGCGCTTTTGTGTCCCAATTGGGACACCTCCCTCGGGTACCTTGGTCATGAAGACCTCCGATCTGAGAGGGGCTCTTCTAGAAGCGACAGATCGAGTGCAGCAGCGGGTTATACGCTACCGCCAACGTGTCTGTCCCATTCCGGAAGGGGGCCCCAACCAGGCGGAGGACCAATGAGCTCAGGACCGAAGACGTTACCAAAGCGTCATTCGGAACCTTGAGCACCATGTGAGCGGAAGCCGGGAAGTAGATCGGGGCGAGGCTATCAGCCGCGTCGTCGATTTTCCAGACTTCGTTCACTTGGACCAAGATACTGAGGCCATCGACGCGCTGCCCGGCCGAAGGGCTGAGCGACGCGTTCTTGAACACGTCAGCGACGTTGGAAACCGCATACCTTACGGTATTCGGCTGATCCAGCGCCCCGGCAGTGTTCGACATAATGGCCTCCCCCGGGTCATCCTTCGCAAACGCGTAGGAGCCCGTGGCAGGGTACAGCGGGGTCTGGGTGGAGCAGTTCGATGACTGCGCTGACCCAGTCGCGAGGGAAAGTGCCATTGGCACATACCTCCTGCCTTCTAAGGCAGCCCGATACGTAAGTATCGGGAGAGCGCCGCTTCCGCGGCCCCTTTGGCCTCTACGGACCCTCTCAACACTTGTCACATGTCATCGTCGACATAGTGTTGAATAATGAGGGAAGCCGCAGTAAGCCAGTGTTTCCGGGGATCATGAAACTTGATCCCCAACCACATGTCGTCGGGCAGGGAGAAATCCACAGTCCGCTCGTATTCGACCTTAGTCAGTGAGATGGTGAATGTATGAACACCCACCTTCCACTGATGGCTGGTCTTCCGGGTCAGCTTGCGACCGAGTAGGAGATATCGGAGAGGCAACGTTTGTGTGTTTGCCTTCCGCTCCATGTTCTCGATAGCGTCCTGAATCGGAATCAACCAGTCGATCACGAACGAAAAGGGGATCATGTCCCACAAGTCACCCAGCGTGGGCGTTAGACCGAGAGCAACGAAGCGACCATACAACTCCGATAAGGAGTGTGTATCGGCGCCGTACACGACTTTTGCCGTGTACTTAAGGACCGCATCATAGCGATCCTCAACCGTCCAACTCTCGACATCGTCACCATGACCTATCATCGGAAGATCCGAGATGGTTCTGATGACGTTGCCCAAGCCGGTCCGCAGGAACTTCCAAAGGACTTTCAGCTCTTTGAGCGTCAGGAAATCCATCTTGAGTACGTAAATCCACAGAAGATGTAGATTTGCGAACTTTTTGAGGATTCCCCAAGGCGTCCAGGGGGGCTGAAGAACTTTGGCCAACTGTTTCAACAGTTGGAGCGGGTGAATGAGGTCCTGAAAGTCGGTTACCCAATTAATATTGGTTAACTCGAGATTCTCAAGAGCCTCATAAATAGCCGCGTCCCTGCAGGTGTTGTGTGACCCAGGTGAACCCATGCGCTGCAGCGTTTGATCGATCCAATAAAGAATTGAATCGAGCTGCCCGCCCAACGAATCACTTTGTGTCCCGTAGGGACAAGTGGTAGGTTGGACGATGATGAACTGGCATTGCCAGCCCCAGCGCGCAGTGATCACGAAGGTCCCGTACGAGATCGCACCAGTCCGAGGATCCACATACCGATCAGCACTGACCGTACAACCACACGACCGTGTGTTTGTAATAGTCCCGTGCATAACGGCAGTGCCCACCCAGCTGATGCTAACTGCAACCCGATCGATGCGCTCGTCAACGGTTTGGTCCATGGACAATGTATAGTAATCCGCTGGATCACTAAACATCACCCGGCTCCAAAATCCGGTAGCGGGCGCAAGTCGAGTATAGGCCTGTCCCCGCGGGGGGGCAGCCCCCTCAACGGTCCCAGTGACGAGCCCCTCAACATAAGAATGTTGACAAGGCTTTTCACCGAGACCACCGAGGCGGATTGCAGCATCCTCGGTGTGGATAGACTCCATTCGCACCGACCTCCAGAACAAAGGCCCAATCACATTTGATGTGTTGAAGCCAGGTTCTAGCTGGGGTGCTTGGACCACAATATATGGTCCCCACCAAGGATCCTCGATACGCACAACGTGCACGAGTGGTTGCCTCCCTTCATGTGGTTTTGGT